GTTAACAAACTCTGGTTTTTCTTCGCTCCATATTACAGTTGGAAAATAACTATTTATAAACATTATCTAAATGGCCTCCCTAAATGCCAGACAACAAGACTATATCTTGTGCCTGATGTTACTGGTTTAACTCTATGCCACACAAAACTAGGAAATACAATAATAGAACCTTTTGGTAATATCTCTTTACATTGTATCCTATGTTTTGATTCGTCTCGCATATGTGGATCATAGTTTCTAAAATCAAATTCTAATTCTCCACCTTGGTATTCTGAACCATCTGTCAACTGACAAGTCATAGATAGTTTTCTAATTCTTCCGTGTTCTGGTGTATTCGGTTTATCATAAGGTTTGTCCCAACTATCACAGTGCCAGTCGTAATATTGATTTAATTTATATTTTGTAAATTGACAAGATTCCGATCTTTCCCAATCGAAATTCCAACCAGCTCTTGCATTTGCTTCGTGAACATATGGATGTAATTCTTTATATATCCAAGTATCGTTTAGCCATACTAAATCTGATTTTCTTTTTCTTTGTAAATTTTTAACTTCTTCTTTATTTAATTCTTTATCACCATAGCCACCAGTTCTAGCCATAACTTCTTTTTGTTGATTAGCATATGCTATGACCTCGTCACAAAATTTAGGTGTAAGCGCACCACTAAAATACCAATAATAATTAGATATATTCATATGTTATAGTTTGTACAAAATTTAAACTATCCTTTTGATCATTGGTGAGGTAATACATATTAGTTGATGGAAACATAATAAATTTATTATTTTCTAATGGTATATCCCAAGATCTACCTTTACGTCTGTTATCTTCATAATGTATTCTAACCATACAGTCTTTGACTTTTACACCGTATAATAATGTAAAGTCTGGTGAGTTTCGAAGATCCACTGGATCTATATTTAATAATGGAGTTGTTATCTCTTGAGGCTTATACATATTCCCCCAAGTTTCTTTGTTAACTAAAGTAAATCCATAGTTTAAATTTATATGATCTCTCATATAAGTATTCAACATATCAAATGTTCGTGAAAATAGAAAAGGTGAGTCTGTAACTTGTGATTTTAAAATGTCGTTTTGTAATTTATCTCGGTCAATGTCCCAATCTTTAGGCATTGCCACATCACCGTGATATAAAGCTTGTTCAGATAATACTTTCTTTTGCATACCACATACCTTTTTAATTTATGCGTGTTCGTCTGTCAAGTCCCAGGACTGGCCGTCTTCATTCCAGTTATAAATCCATCGATGAGTGTTAGCTTCATTTTGTGCTTGTTGCTCCGCAGTAAATTCAGGGGCATCGCCGATTGGTGATTTCCAACTTGCAGTTGCAGTGTCTTTTACCCAAGAGGCATATGGTTTTTTAGGCCAAAAAATATTGTTATCTTCATCCCAAGTATAACCTATACCTGCGTAGTTACCTCTAAGAGGTGTGCCACCTAATCTATGTGTATTACCTGATGTGTTGTAAGAAGTTTGAATCCACATTTGTGCAGGCCAATTATTGTGTGTTTCTAACCATTGTTGACCTACTGTTTCGTCTTCAACACCATCAGCATTTAACATTTTATCGTTATCCATAGTTAACACTTGAATAACTTTTCCGTTAGCTCCTAGTTTTGCAAAATGTGCCATAATGTTTCTCCTTATATATTAATTTTTAAATTCAGTAAATACATATTAATTTTGAAATTTGTACCTTATTAATACTATACCTGATCCTCCAGCACCACTATCAGATGGTAGTGATTGAGTTCCTGCTCCACCTCCACCGGTGTTTGCTGTTCCACTTTTACCATTTCCTTCAGGATTTACAGCACCATTTCCTCCTCCACCTACACCTCCATTAGAAGGTGTGCCGGAATATACTGAACCACCAGCTCCTCCAGCGAATTGACCACAAACAGAAGCTCCAGTTCCTGTGCCATTGGCTATGTAAAAAGGTTGAGGGGCTGATCCAAAAATAGGAGCTACATTTATTCCTGCTCCACCAGTTCCGCCTACTCCGCAACCACCAGTTCCGCCTGCTGCGCCAGCTCCACCGCCACCACCTCCGCCGTCTGGGTTACCAGAACCAGGATAGCCTGTTCCACCTGGATTACCTTGTGGAGGACTTACTGGAGGTGTATTACCAGCTGCTCCTGGATTTGCACCGTAAGCTCCACCACCACCTGATCCACCTGTTTGTGCTCCTGATGCAGGAGTGGGTGAACCACTTCCTCTAGCTCCACCGCCGCCACCTGCCGCAACAAAATCTGATGCGAGAGAGGATGGACTTCCGTTTGGTGCTCTAGTTGGGTTATGACTTGGATAACTTGTTGATGCACCACCTGCACCAATTGTAATTGGATATGCTTTAGCTGAAACTGAAAAACCAGGTGCTCTAATTGGAATCGTTGGTGAAGTATCTACAACAGAACCTACTCTCATACCACCAGCACCACCACCTCCTATTCCAGAGTAATGTCCACCAGCTCCACCGCCAGCAACTACCATATAATCTATTTGATTTGATCCACCAGCATTACCACCACAAGAAACACAAAAAGTTCCTGGTCCTGTAAATTGATGAACTTTAAAATCACCAACAGTTGTTATAGTTCCTCCTGTTGCGGTAACATATAATGACCCTGGTGCTTCTGATTGTAAACCTGAATCTGTCACTAACCAACCTTTTGTTGCATCTGCATAAACTAAAGTAATTGCAATTCCTTCTGTAGATATAATTGAATCTTCCGCTGCACCTCCAATGTTAGATCCATTTCTACCTATTGTTAGATTAGCTGTATCAAAAGTATTTGCATAATCTTTAACGGCTACAATATCCCCAGCTGAAGGTGAAGCTGGTAGTGTCACCGTAAATGCCCCACTAGTATTAGTATCACAAAAATATCCTTCACCAGATACTGCTGTAAAAGCAGTTGTTTTAATTGATGTTTGCCAATTAACAGCACCTGTTGCTCCAAAACCATTTGCAGTTCCAGCATTTGTTATTGTTGCACCTGCAGGAATTGTGAATGTATCTCCACTATCTCCTAATGTGACTGTGCCACACGCTGCTCTTGGACTAATTTTATTTACTTTTATTTCACTCATAATTAATTTTGAAACCTATATCTTATCACAACTATACCACTACCTCCAGCACCACCAGTTCCGGGTGAGCCACCTGGATAACCTCCACCACCACCAACACCACCATTACCAGAATTAGCTGGACCTGATGCTCTTGGTGAAGAGCCTGTTGGTCCACCCTCCGCTCCTGCAGCATAAGTTACTCCTGAACCTGTTATAGCGTTTGGTACACCTGGGCCACCAGCTGAACCACTTGCAGGATAACCACCTGGAGAAGATTCATTAGATCCCGCACCACCAGCTCCACCACCACCAGCTCCGCCACCACCGTTATTGTTAGGATTAGCAAAATTTGTTCCACCATTATTTCCTTGAGGCGGACTTACTGGAGGAGTATTTCCCGTTCCACCAGGAAAAGGAGTAGGACCTCCACCGTCACCAGCCCCACCACCTGAACCTCCTGGTTGTCCAGGAGTTTCAACTCTACCCCTACCACCTCCACCACCGGCAGACGCAATTGATGTTGGACCTGCAAAAGTTGAAGTACTACCTTGAACCCCACAACCTGGAGAACAACCACCAGCTCCACCTGCACCTACTGTAACTGGATATGGTCCTACTGCAGCGTTTATAGTTGGTGCTTGTAAAGGTGATGGACCAAATGCAGATGTTCTATAACCACCTGCACCACCACCGCCGCCACCTCTAGCGGATGTATTTTGTAGTGCACCACCACCGCCACCACCTACTACTAAATATTCTAAACCATTTCTAGGAGCAACAGTTGAAGCACAAGATATTGTAAAAGTTCCCGGACCTGTAAATGTGTGCACCTTAAAATCACCATCGTTTGATTCTGTTCCACCTGAAGCTACAATATATGGAACTAATCCTGTCACATTAGAGGTTGAATCTTGAACATTTTTCCATCCCTCTATATCATCAACATAAACCAAAGTTACTGATTGGCCTTCAGTTGATAAAGCAACATTTGCTTGAACACCACCAATTTTTTGAGTCCCATTAGCTGCAATTGTTAAATTATGTGTTTGAAAAGTATTTGTGTAGTCTACTACTGACACAATATTTCCTGCAGTTCCTGCAGGTAAGTTCATTGTAAAAGCACCGCTTGATGTATTTGCAAAAAAACCCTGACCATTGACTGCTGTAAATGTACTTGTTTTAATTGAGCCTGTCTGCCAATCAACTGTGCCCGTTCTTCCAAATCCTGTTTGTGTTGCACCAGATGCAAGATTAACAGCTCCCCCACATCTTCCTAAAGTTACTGTTGCACCGTCTACAACTATTGTTTGACCAGATCCTGATCCTACAGTTGTTGTTGACCCACATTTTTTAATTATTAATGAGTCGTCTGAAACTTTATGTATATTATCTACTTTAATTTTACTTGTCATAATTATTGAAATTTATACCTTATTATTACTACACCAGAACCACCGTTTCCACCATTTAGTCCAGCGCCTGCTCCACCACCGCCACCACCAGTATTAGCTGTAGCTGCCGTACCATCTGAACCACAATTGAAACTTCCACCACCACCGCCGCCAGCTCCACCTGAACCTGCTGGAGAGGTTGTTCTTCCACCACCGCCACCGCCAGCTCTCGCTGTTGGTGTACCATTAATGCTTGAAGTGGCTCCCGCACCACCTGGGTTTGCTTGTGTTGGAGGTCCTGAACTACCTTGACCTGCTGCTGTAGCTCCACCACCGCCACCACCATCTCTATAGGATGTTTGATCACTAAAACCTGTTCCGCCATTTGTTCCTTGAGCTGGACTAACGGGAGGAGTATTTCCTGTTCCAGCAGCCCCAGTTGGAACTGGACTTGGGCCAGCAACACTACTTCCTCCACCACCAGATCCACCACTAGCACCTGCCGCTTGAGAAGGCTGACAATTTTTTTCGCCAGCACCTCCTCCACCACCAGCTGAAGTTACTGTTGAAAATACAGAACTTGAACCACTTGATCCTAAGTGAGTTGGTTGACTATCTTGTGCACCTGATCCACCGCCACCGACAGTTATTGGAAAAGTTGTTGCTGTAACTGTAATTGTATTTGGAGATCCTCCATCTAAAGGACTTGCTGTAAAAGGAGTTACTGGAGATTTAGCCTCTCTATAACCACCTGCGCCACCGCCTCCGCCGTGATTAGCGCCACCTCCTCCACCACCAGCTACAACTACGTGTGAAACTTTGTTATTAGCAGCACAAGCTGCTATTTGATTTACAGTAAAAGTTCCTGGTCCTGTAAATGTGTGAATTTTGCAATTTCCTGATTCTGTTTCCGTTCCACCCGTAGCTGAAATAAAAACTTCACCAACAAAACCTGTTCCTTCTTCTACCGATAACCAACCTTTTGTTGCATCAGCATAAACTAAAGTTAAACTTTCATTTTCTGTGTTTCTTACACTATCAGCGGCGGAACCATTTAAATTAGATCCACCTCTACCGATAGTTAAATTTTGTGAATCAAAAGTTGATGCGTAATCTTTAAGAGCCACAATATCTCCAACAGAGGGTGAACTTGGTAACGTTAGAGTAAATGCTCCACTACTTGTATCACAAAAATACCCCTCTCCAGATGCTGCTGTAAAGTTTGCAGTTTTAATTGATGTTTGCCAATTAACAGCACCTGACCTACCAAAGCCTGATTGAGTAGCGCCACACGCTAGAGTTACAGCTGTGCCTGATCCACCTATTGTTAAGGTAGAACCACTTTGTTTATCAATTTCGTTTACTTCTACTTTAGACAATGACTAATACTCCTGTTACTGTAATTGTGCCAGGCACAGTCACAGGTCCTGCAAGAACTCCGTTCTCAACAGTTTGTGTACCATCAATCGTACCTGCTTGATTTTTTATAAATTCATCAGGGGCTGCGCTGCCTCCGATATATTGGATTCCATTTACTACTGCCGTCATAATTCCTCCTACGAACTAATTGTATCAATAAATGATGTGACAATATCTAAAGACGAAGCAGTATCGCTTTTAGCTTTTAATACGTCACCATTTTCTAAAACAATTTTTGCTCCACCTTGAATTAATTCAATCGCACTGTTTGGTGGGACTGAAACGTTTTTAGCGATAAAATGATCATTACCACCACTTTCAATAAAAACGTCAACTAAAATAGTAGAGGTAACAACATTACAACATCTAATTCCAATAACTGCATCGTAGTCGCCGCCAGTTACCAAAGTAACTTCTGATGTTCCAACGTTTCTTTGTAAATTGTTTCTAAAATCTTGTGCCATAATTTATTCCTTTATAACGCCACCGCCATTGCTAATGCAAAGCCAGCTGACGCTGCTCCTACTGGATCTCCTGATGCGTCCAAGAAAACCGATTTACTTGCTGGTAAAGTACAGAATACATCTTTTGTACCTGCTGCAAAATCAACAACATTGTCAGAATTAGAACTACTAAAAATTGTAGCTCCTGATCCCCTTGTTAAATTTGCACTTGTAGCATCTAATGTTCCAAGTCCAACCTCAAATTCACTTGTGCCTTGATTAAAGATACAATAGTAAGTCGTGTTGTTGTTTCCTATGCCTTGTGCAAAAGTTTCAAAGCCAGTTACTGCTGTTCCAAGTGCAAATGCACCTGTTCCAGTAGTTGTGCTTGTTACTTTTACTCTATCATTTATAACTAAGGCCATTTATTCTCCTATGCCATACTTATGATTGCATTAGCAGGTGTAGTAGGATCAGGAAACGTAATAGTAAAAGTACCATTCGTTGCTGTCTTATTTCCACCAAAATCTAAAACCACTACTAATCTGTTAGCTGTACCATCAACTGTATCCGTATTGTAGATAGCTGCAAAAGCTGCAGTAAAAGATGCACTACTATAAGTAACATTATCAAAGTCAACAGAAGCTACCGCTGTGCTCGAAGCGACTCCAAATCTTGTTAATGTTTTTACAGAATAGTTTGTACCACCTGTTGTATCTACTTCACCATTACTAACCCCTAGTAAAGCAACTGTTGATGATGTTGAATATGGATTAGTTGTGTACAAAGAAATTTTAAAAGTGTTTCCACCAGAAGCTTTGAAGTTATGATTTGCTTCGAAGAGAGCACCTCTAAAACTATTTGGTATTATATTTGCCATATTGTTTTATCTCCTATTTATAACTTGATGGTGGTTTGACATTAAGTTGAGCGCGAACTTCACCATCTTGATATTCGTCTCTGCGTCTCTGCCCGATTTGTTCGAGCGCGTACGATTCTATTGCCTCGTTATATTGGCTTTGATAGTATTGTAACATATCTGCCGGACCTTTCAAGTATCCATATGCATTTACCAGACACGCGTACAAAAGTAAATCTTGATATTTATTAGATAAATAAGTTCCATTTGTAGCTGGAGCAGGCGTGGATGTAGTGTCAGTTATAGTTTCTGGCTCTTTATCGTAAGCTAAAGTAATCTCATAAGCTTGATCTGGCGTGGGTGCTAAAACCCAAAATTCTTCATCCCAATTTGCATAATATTTAGGGATATCCACAGCTGATGTTCCAGGTGTAGAATAAAATTCTGCGATATAAGATGTATCTTTTTGTTCTAAATAAAATTGATTACCGGCAGAATCTTTAAATTGCACGTATCTTATAGCCCTTAAATCATCAGGTATAGTTACATATCTATTACCAATGATAGCATTTGAGGTTGCATAAAATACACTTTGATCAGTATCTATTGCTCTATAAATTTTATTTTCTGCATTTTTAATTATAGTTTCTAAAACACTATCGGTTAAAACATTACTACTTACTTCAGTGTAATTTCTAATATCGTCTCTTAAATTTGTTAAAGTATATGCCATTATCCGTTTACTACCTCTAATGTTACTGGTCCTGCAGAACAGTTATCTCCACCACCTGATATACCACCTGTTGTAGCATTGCTAGTGCTTGTTATATGAAAAAAATTTATTGGTTGTGTCAAAGGATCAGTCGTTGTTGCACCTGTAACATTTCCTGCAGAATCTATTTGTCCTAATGCAATCGTGAACCCAGATGTATTATTAAGGTCACTGACATTATCAAACGTAGGTATAGTTGCAAAAGATTGTAAATTTCTTAAATCAGCGGGATCACTGCCACCAGGTCCAGCACTTATAACTTGTGGTGCACCTCTAAATCTTACCACAGAACCAGCAGCTCTTTGATGATTTTCTGAAAATACATTTACAAAAGTTGTTCCACCAGAAATTACAGTTGTAAAAGGATTAGAATCTAAAAGTATTAAACTTGTTTTAGATGCGGGTTGTGGTCTTGGATTATATAAAGCCTGTGGATCAGAACCAACTGGTTTTGGTTCTAACTGTGGTTGTTTTGGTTCATACTCAGATGTGTGAACTAAAGATCCATTCCATTCTCGAACCATTTCATCATACGGAAATCTTAATCCTGATCTATCTGAAATAGCATATGCATATTTTCCTGAAGCGTATCTACCCATTATACTCCATCTCCATAAAATGTTTGTGGTGAAATGAAAGTTGACGTGCCTTGATTATCTGCATCAAGAGCTCTTAATAATTCACTTTCATATCTACGTTCTAATTCTTGACTTCTATCTGGTGAATA